GCGGCGGTATGATGGCCAAGCCTAAAGCGGCCCCTATGAAAAAAGGTGGCGGAGTCACAAAGTCTCGCGTCCGCAGTAGTTCAAAAAAGGCGCTTTAAGCATGAAAAAAGACCTAAAAGCCGTCCCAAAAGCAAACAAAGGGTTGTCTAAGTTGCCTACTAAAGTTCGCAATAAGATGGGGTTTTTTAGTGCGGGCGGGGGTGTAAATGCCCACAAAGAGGCGGCTATGAAGTCTCCCCCAAAGCCACGGGTCCGAGGTTATAAATAATGACCGTATCAGGTTCAACAAATTTTGAGCTAGATGTAAGCGATTACGTTGAAGAGGCTTTTGAGCGGTGCGGCTTGGAGGTTCGTACAGGATATGACCTTAAAACGGCCAAACGGTCGTTGAACTTGATGCTGGGTGATTGGGCTAACCGAGGGTTAAGCCAATGGACAATTGAGCAATCTACGGTAACCCTGACAAAAGGCACCGGTAATTATGCTCTAGGCTCCTCTACTATTGACGTTTTAGACGCGATTGTTCGTCGAGATAGCACGGACTATACCCTGCAACGCATCAGTCGTGGGGATTACATCAACATTCCAACAAAAACGACGCAGTCTCGACCGGCACAATTTTTTGTAGATCGCCAAATCGACCCGACGCTAAAGCTTTGGCCCGTGCCAGACAACAGCACGGACGTTGTCATTATTGACAAACTGGTAAGAATGGACGACGCAGATACTTTCACAAACACCATGGACATTCCGTTTAGGTTTTATCCGTGTTTGGCGGCAGGCCTTGCTTATTACTTAGCCATAAAACGAGCGCCAGATCGCGTACAACTTCTCAAGGCCGTATATGAGGAAGAGTTTGAAAGAGCCGCATCAGAGGACAGGGACAGAACTTCGTTCAACATACAGCCGTCCATGGCTTATTCAAGGCTTCTTTAATGGCTCGCTTTGCTACAGGTAGGTTTGCTTTCGGTATTTCTGACCGATCCGGCTTTCGTTACAAACTTAACGAAATGCGGAAAGAATGGAACGGCTTGTTGGTGGGTCCGGACGAATATGAAGCTAAACAGCCTCAGTTACAGCCGACAAAAATAGGCGTTGGTCCTCAAGCTCTTTTAAACCCAAGACCTGATTCAGACAACCCTACCAGTGCTTTCTTGGTAAAGACCACCAACAGCATTTATTCGGCGTCCCCGGTGCAAATGCCCTCTGAAATAGAAATTACCACGGCCCTCGGGGGTTCGGTGGGTACTGTATCGGTGACAACGACATGAGTTTTACATACGGTGAGCTAAAGCAAGCGATACAGGATTACGCAGAAAATGACGAAACAACTTTCGTCAATAACCTGCCTATTTTTATTCGTAATGCGGAAGAACGCATCTTTAAAATGGTGCAACTTACGGATTTTCGTAAAAACGCTCTGGGAAATACCACAAACACCAACAAATATTTGGATTGCCCTTCTGACTTCTTAGCGCCTTTTTCTTTGTCTCTTGAAGTTGCTGGAGACAAAACTTTTGTAGATTTTAAGGACGTTAACTTCGTACAGACTTATTGGCCAGATGAAACAATTAAAGGGACGCCTAAATATTACGCTTTGTTTGATAGGTCCAATTTTATTTTGACGCCAACCCCTGACCAAGCGTATGTAGCTGAATTACATTATTACTACCGACCCGCTAGCTTAACTACTTTGGCGGACACCGCTATGTCTTGGCTTAGTGAAAATGCTCCGTTAGCAATGCTGTACGGTAGCTTGCTTGAAGCTTATACTTTTATGAAAGGTGAGCCAGATATGATTGCTTTGTATACTCAACAGCTTCAAATGGCGTTGGCGGGCATGAAACAATTTGGTGAAAATAAAGAAGTTACGGATCAATATCGCACTGGAATGCTAATAAGGCCTAAACAATGATGGTAGAAGGGGGTAAAATAAGCCCCGGAATAGTTGAAGTTCAGACTACCGACCATCGCGGTTTTACCCCGGAAGAGGTAGCCGAGCGATGCCTTAATAAGCTTATCAGCGTTTCTGATACCGCCCCGCCCGCTATTAAAGAGCAGGCGCTTGCTTACAAAGACCATTTAAGTGCGGTCCTTGTTTTTTACATGAAAGAAGCGGTCAACAGTGACCGAACGACCATTTACAATGTCTTGTGTGATGCAGGGCAAAAAGACCTAGCCGAACTTATCAGGAGACTTTGATATGGCTTTTTCAGGAAACTTTATGTGTACGTCTTTTAAGCAGGAATTGCTTCAGGCAAAACACGACTTTACTAATACCTCCGGCGATACGTTTAAGCTGGCTTTGTATGATAATAGTGCCAGTTTTAATGCGGCCACTACCGCATACACTACTTCTAACGAAGTAACTGGTACGGGTTATAGCGCGGGAGGGGGCACGTTAACTAATGTTACCCCAACTACGTCAGGTACTACGGCGTTGACCGACTTTTCCGATTTGACATTTGGGTCGTCAACTATAACAGCGCGTGGGTGTCTAATTTATAACACTACGGCAGGTGCGGCAACGGGCACTACCAACACGATTGTTGTGCTGGACTTTGGCTCTAATAAGTCGTCCAGTGCAGGAGACTTTACCATCGTCTTCCCAACGCCTGACGCCTCTAACGCTATTATCCGGATTGCGTAACTATGGCCTTGGTCGTTGCTGATCGCGTAAAAGAAACCACCACGACGACAGGCACGGGAGCGATTACGCTTGCGGGGGCGACGACAAACTTCGTCACCTTTTCATCCGTGCTGTCTAACGGTGATACCACCTACTACGCCATCGTAGATGATGCAAACACCGACTTTGAGGTCGGTCTTGGCACATACGCATCTAGCGGAAACACGCTCACGAGAACGACTGTGTTGGCAAGCACAAACTCCGGATCTGCTGTTAACTTGTCAGCAGGTAGCAAGGAAGTGTTTATCACTTACCCTGCGGACAAATCTGTAAACCGAGATGCGTCCGGAAATGTGTCTGTATCTGGAGGCGTTACCGCAACGCAAGTAGACCTAACGGGGCAGGGTGATTTGCGCCTGCAAGATAGTGCTGGCGGTCAGTATGTGGCGTTGCAGGCGGCGGCGACAGTAGGCTCCAGCTACACGCTGACGCTTCCAACGGCAGATGGCAGTGCCGACCAATTTATTAAAACCGACGGGTCTGGCAATTTAAGTTTTGCGGCGGCGGGAGGCGGTGGCTTTCAGTCAATGCAAGTCTTTACCAGTTCTGGGACTTGGACTAAACCAGCGGGAATCAACACCATCAAGGTGACTGTTACTGGTGGCGGTGGTGCTGGAGGAGCGCCCCCTGCGGGTGGTTATATGGGAAATGGCGGTGGCGCAGGCGGAACAGCCATTGAAATTATTGATGTTTCTGGCGTGTCAACTGCGGCGGTGACGGTAGGGGCGGGTGGCGCTACTGCCGCTTATGGCGGGGGTACAGGAGGCGATGGAGGCACAAGCTCTTTTGCCAGCTACTGCTCTTCGACGGGGGGCACGGGCGGTTCTACGGCTTCTGGGAGTCCTTATTACGGTGGCGCGCCCGGAACAGGCTCTAATGGAGATATAAACCTTCTTGGTGGTTATGGTCATACAGGCAACTACAATAGTGCCGGTGCTTCAGTGGCGGGTTCTGGCGGCGCGTCATATTTTGGCGGTGGAGGTAACTGCAAGGTAGAGGCAAGCGGCAACGGAAACCCCGGACAAGCATATGGGTCGGGAGGTGGCGGTGGTCGCACCAATGATTCTACAACTAGACAGGGCGGAGACGGAAAAGCGGGCATTGTCATAGTAGAGGAGTTTGCTTGATGAGAGCGCATGTTATTGAGGATGGTGTGGTTGTTAATACCATAGAGGTAGATTCCTTGGACTTTATGCCTCACTTAATTGAGGCAACGGAAGGTGGGATTGGCTGGGCCTATTCAAGCGGCTCGTTTACTGCCCCAGAAGAAACCGTATCAGAAGAAGAGCGGGCAGTCAGCGCCAGAAACAGGCGCGACATATTGCTTCGTGAATCTGATTGGGCGGTTTTGGCAGATGCCCCTACCGACAAAACAGCTTGGCAAACATACCGTCAGGAACTGCGCGATGTCCCTTCGCAAGCCGGTTTCCCAAACAGCATTAATTGGCCTACTGAGCCAGAATAGTTAATCGGAGAAGACAATGGCACTTGTCCTTAAAGACAGAGTAAAAGAAACAACCACAACCACGGGCACAGGCGCTATATCGCTGGGGGGTGCTGTGGCAAACTTCCAAGCGTTCTCGGCGGTTTTGTCTAACGCAGACACCACTTATTACGCAATCGTCGATACGACAAACACGGCCTTTGAGGTTGGTTTGGGGACGTATGCCAGTAGTGGTAACACGTTAACAAGAACCACTGTGCTGGAAAGCTCCAACAGCGGATCGGCGGTTACCCTTAGCGCAGGCTCTAAGACTATCTTTATAGCCTACCCCGCCGAAAAAGCGGTGTATGAGGAGTCTGACGGCTCTGTTTTGATAGAGAACCTTGAGCTTAACGCCAACTTTATCAAGTCTACCGACACCAACGGCAACATTCAGTTGTTTCCGAACGGCACCGGTTTTACTGAGCTATACGGAAACACAAACGCGGGCACCATACGATTTAATTGTGAAAGCAACTCGCATGGGGTCACGGTTCAAGGCCCAGCCCATAGTGCAGCAGCAACCTATACAGTCAAACTGCCAAACACATTGGGTCTGACTCAGGCATCCGGCCTTGTTACATCAGACGCCAATGGCGTAGTGTCTTTCGACAACGGCACGATTGACGAGTCCACGACCATTACGTCTAGCTCTAATGCGGCGACGCTTAATCTGCGTGATGGCAATTCGTTTCTGCACGATCTGACTGAGAACGTCACCTACACATTCAGCAATCCTGCCGCAAGCGGGAAAGTCTCTATGTTTGTGCTGAAGATTATTCAGGGCAGTTCAGCCAGAGTTATTACATGGCCTTCAAGTGTTGATTGGGCGGCGGCTACAGCACCAACACTAACTGCTACGAACGATGGGGTAGATGTATTTGTGTTCTTTACGATTGATGGCGGCACAACCTACTACGGCTTTACTGCCGGACAGGCGATGGGCTAATGAGTAGCTCTGCGCTAAAACTACTTGCGGCCTCTGGTGCTACAGATTCAGCTACCTACGTTGACGATGTGTTTTCTACGGATTTGTTTTCAGGTACTGGCTCAAATCAAACTATAACCAACGGCGTTGACTTGTCCGGCGAAGGTGGTCTGGTTTGGGGCAAATGTAGAAACAACACGAACTTTCCTCACTTGTTTGACACCGCAAGGGGTGTTGGAAAGATCATGTACTCCAATAGCGATATGGCTCAAAGCAATACTGGTGCTAGTTATCTTTATGCTTTTAATAACAATGGGTTTTCAATGGGGCCGGGGATATCTGTTTCAGGTCAAAACCATGTTAGCTGGACATTCCGCAAGGCACCGGGCTTCTTTGATATTGTGACGTACACGGGTAATGGTTCTAACGGAAGATCAGTGGCACACGGACTCACCACTGCCCCCGGCATGGTAATAGTCAAACGGACTGACTCATCGACGCTTGGTGCTTGGTGGGTGTGGCATACAGGAGGTGGGGATAAGTATGGCATCTTAAATGGCGCAAGTGACTTTACCAACTCTGAGGTAGGAAAGATATGGGGAGACGGCACTAGTGTTGTTCAGCCGACTACAAGCAACTTTACGGTTGGAGAATACACGAACCAATCCAACGAGAACTTCGTCGCCTACATATTCGCCCACGACGCCCAAGAGTTTGGCACAGACAGTGACGAGGCCATTATTAAGTGTGGGAGTTATACGGGTAACGGTAGTTCTAATGGCCCTACGGTTAATCTTGGGTTTGAGCCTCAGTGGTTGCTTATAAAAAATATTGATGACCCTAGAGATTGGGTTATTTTAGACTGTATGCGAGGAATTGTTACTGGCGGTAACGACGAAAGATTGTATGCCAACTCAGCTGATTCAGAATCTGGAGATACACTACTTGACCTTACAGCAACAGGGTTTCAATTAACTTACACAGGCGACCAAGTTAACGGTAGCGGTGAAGACTACATCTACATGGCTATCCGCA